CTTTGGTTACTTTCTCTGCACGCTTCTTAGCGTCACGTAATCTCTTCTGGGTCTGTCGCCTTGCTTTCTCAGCAGATGACAGGAAATATCTTTGCTTAGGTGCTTCGGGGTCTTTCTTAGGGCGACCTCTCTGGGGTTTATCCGTCAATTACAACGTCTTTCTTTGGCGGCAACAGAACTATTCCGTGAACTGCCTGTACATTTACGTTGGTTGTTTCCTGTTTTCCCAAGCCAACCCTGTTTAGAAGCGATTCTGCAGCCCTGAAGCGTAGGTCGTCTCCTCTTTCGGGTACTGGGTTATCTATTGTGCTTACTAGGCGTGTAGCAGCCTTAAAAGCGTTGATAGACAGTATGTTCTTTGTACGATGTATGATCTCATCGGCTAAACTGGTCTTTAACCACGTGACACTACCCTTAGCGTAGCCTGCTGCTAACGCTGCATCGGTAACATTGCCACCGTTATCGAACAGATTACTTAGGAATTGTTCTTGTTGGGGTGATATCTCACGTGTATTGTTTGTTTGTGGTAGTAGATTCATTGCATCTATAGCCTTTAGGGTAGGAATAGGGTCTATATTCAGGTAATTCCTGTAATATTTCTACCACTCTTACTTTACAACGTTGTTCGGTAGCGTAAGGACCTCTAGTGTCCTTCACTTCTTCGCAGTTCTTGTATACTTCAGGTAATCCTAACGTACATATTAGTATGATTGCTTCAAACACGGTGTATTCTCTGTTAAGTTAAATCAAGAACGTTAAGTTTGAGCTAAAGCACTGTTGTTTCTTTGATTGCTGCTGCTCGAAACTTGTCTTGATATACAGATTATACGTACAGAATACCCTAATGTCAAATAAAAAATTTTTATGTTGACTTTTCTGTCAAAATGGATACAATAGGAGTAACACCTCCGGGAGATACACCTATAACACACAGCGTATCCTACAGGGATACCCCAAAGGGATGCAAATAGGCTGTACAAGTAACCCATCTAGATAAAAATATGGCGACATTGCTAGCAAAAGCTGGGGGGGGTGGGGTGTCCCTTGCGTGGGCGTGTGTGTGGAATATATATGTTTCTGTCAATCTACCATCATTGATTACCATAGGCAAACAAGCCACCACCAAAAACAAACCTAACAATAATTAAACCTGATAACCTTTATTAATGCAATAACACATGCACACGTGTAACCCTATTTGTCATTTTAGTTTGTACAAGTAAACCTCAAAGGTAGCAACGGAGGTGCAGATTGCGAACAATAACCCAAATAGCAAACAGCCTGATAAACCAACAGAAACAAAGCTTTAGATATATATTAGACTACACAAAGAAAAAACCCCATAGTAACTAAACTATGAGGCTTTGGGGGAAGTATTTAGTTAATGATTACTTGTTTAAATCAGCTAAACCATAAGTTCCATTATCTATTTTATTTCTAGTTTCTTTTGTATATTCATTAAGAAATATATTTCTATATTTTCCCGTAGTTCTAGAATAGTTCCAACGGTTTTCATCTAGATATGTTTGACCGTTAGCTTTAACGCATATAATAGAATTATAGCTTTGAAATACTTCTATACCATTCTGCAAAGTAATAACAAACTGATTAGCTATTGCATTATGACTGCGAAGAGATTTCATATTTTGTACCTTAGCAATGTTAACAAGCTTTTTATCTTTACTTGGCATATTCTCCAATATTAAATTAAGTGTGTGCATTTTATCTAGTCCTTTCAATTATAATATAGTTTCCTTTAAGTCTTGTCTTTTTAGTTACACAACCTGAACAAATAACGCTTTCATAGTCGTTTAGTTTTCCCTCTAAAGCCTTTTGAGGAATGTTAAACTGATCGTTAAATGTTTCAACATAATCACAATCATTGCATTTAAAAAAGTATCCCATTTATGAACCCTCCTTTTTAGATGCAATAGCGTCTTCCAAATCTAATTGACCGTGCAAACCCCATTGAACACCAACATTTTGATTGAAGTAAAACCTATCTTTTTTACAAACTTCTAGATCATCTGCATTATCTATTTGTTCATTAAGACTGTTTAAAATGTTTATAGTTTGGTCTTTATGGCAATACAAAAGATGTTTAATTGTTTCTGCTTTATTCTCAAAGCCTATAATCTCCAAACAAGCGAAGCTATCGTATATTCTCCATCTCATCTCGACCTTGCAAGGTTTGGATACCATCTCTTTTTTATCTTTATCATAGTCATGTTTAATTAAATATGTTTCTGTTTTCATTTGTGAAAATCCTTTTACTATTTAAATTAAGGTTTAAAAAAACCACCTTCAAGATTTCCTGAAGATGGTTAATTATAATCTTATTTATTTTTTTATGTCAACTAGATAATTTATTGACCAAATTAATATCCATTGTATTAAAACTTAATGGCATAGCTTTATAATATTTATAGTTCTTTCCAACTACTTTAATTGATTGAACAAAACCTTTTTTCTTTAAATAAAATACATATTGCTTGATCGTGTTAAATGATTTGTCAGTAAGTTTTAAATCATGGATATCTTTTATTTTAATGCTAAGACTACCTTTAATAACCTTATATATTTCGTGTTCACCTCTTGTCATTGTGTGATTGCCTGAAATTTTACTAGGATTATTTTTGTTTTCTTTGTTGGTTATAATAGTGGTTAAGGTAGGTACAAAGACATTAAATTGATCTGCCAATTCCCTAGCTAATTGATGACATCTAAAGCCTGACCTATGACCTTTATTTTTAGCATTGTTAGAAACAATCTCTAAAGTTTCAAGTAAGTCAGACATCTTTTTTAAATGATAACGTTTCATATTTTTCTCCATATTAAGCGATAATAAAAGCATAAACTATAAGACAGAAGAGAATAACAACTACTGTCCTATAGATAACATAAGCAAGTTCTAAACCATTACTCATTTATGCGTTAGCCATCTCTAAAGACTGCCAAGCATCAGAAGTAAGTAATTCCCTGACTACATCTGCTCTTTGTCTTTCAACATTTGGTTTGTTGGCATTAGTTCTGCCACCTGAAATAGTTTCAAGTTTCTTTGTTTCTTCATTGTATCTTTCAACTTTATAATCAGTATGGCTAGACCAATGAGTTAAGGCATTATAACAACCCCAAAGAGTACTGCCTAATTCCTTTTTTTCTTCTTCAAATAAACCAAGCAGATAATTCATCTTAGTTTCATTAATAGGATTAACTCCAACTTGTGCAGATTTAGTTTTCTTAGTGCAGATAGTATCTCTTAGCATATCTGCAAACTGCTGATCTGTTACTTGTATCTTTCTCCAATTAAGCATTAAATCTTTTTGATGATGCCACATTGATAATCCCAAACCTGCTTTTTGCACCATAGCAGATGGCGACAAATTCAAGGTATGTTTCTTTTTTTGATGATAGGATTTTTCACCACCAAATACTAAAGTGTTTCTACATAAGTTTCTATAAGCACCTGAAAAAACTTGAAATGCCCATGATGTATCCACAGAATTAAATACATCTATTCTTGCCTTAACTATATCTCTAGAGTTAGAAACGGGAATTGATAGATCATCATAGTAAATAGTTCGTTGTGCTTGTAAGCCACCATTAACCAACTTATCTTCAACTCTTATATTTTGTTTAGGTAAATCAGTCTGTGCTAAAATCTTAGCTTGTTCAGAAAATAAATCTTGGTGAGGTACTAACTTATAAGTATCTGCTATTGGTCTACACTGTAAAACTTCATTTAAGCTTTCATTATATAAACCTGAATACTTATCTAATTTAGTTTGGTTACCAACTCCAAATTCATCTTCATCATATGCAAACAAAGGTATTCTTTTAATTTTTGCATTATCTTCAAATAATGAAACATCAAAAGGATTATTATGATTGTGAATTGAATTACTTTTAAGTGAAGTTTCTTGATCGATTGTTATTATGCTATCCATAATATTTTCTCTTTCTAGGCTAAAAGCCTTTTGGTTAACCTACCTGAATTAGTAGATAGGTTTATTATTAAACTATCTTATCTAGATAAACAAGCAGATAATTTATTTTTATTTCTTAATTTTCTTTGTTTTTTTCTCAAAAATTCCATAGAAAATTTACCACCACCACAAAACTTCCCTATGCAAGTTCCACCTTTGATTACCACTAGTGGTTTTTCTTTAGTGTCGCTTAGTTTGTCATTTGGCAAATCTTTAGTGTCGCTTGATTTGTCAATTTCAATATCGCCTTTAGTTTCGATCCAAACCTTAGCACCACAACTAAGTGGCTTATCAGGTGAATAGACTAACTCCATCTCACCTTTGACCTTGACATTATGGGCATAGGTATTATTGCCACCTTGCTTGATTGTAAAGATAGGATTGTTTTCGCCATTCTTTGCATTGGCTTTTATTACATGTTGGTTCACATGGATACGAGCAATCTTATTCATCAATACTCTCCTTTGTAGTGGTGATTTCAGTTTGATAAACTTCTTCACAATCTATTATAGTTTCTAAATTATACTCTGTAAGATCATGGTTTTCTAAATTGTAAAACACAACTCTATTATTAGGATTATGCTTTTGCAATATTTCAATTAAATCTTTAACTTGCATTATCTGTCCTCCCTATCTTCAGGTAGACTATCTACATTAACTAGATTATCTGTACAACACAAAGGACAATCTTTTCCATCTTCAGTTACCATTAATTCACTAACATGAAAGACAGACTTACAACTCCAACATTGAGAAAGTTCACTCATTGATGTTTACCTCCTCTATCCAACGATCTATCCAATCTAATAACCTATGTGCATCATTTCTAAGTTCAGAATTATGTGCATTACGATTGTCTTTCAAATATTCGATTACCTTATCTAAGACTATCTTATCCCTACTCTGCATTGGCTACCTCCAAAGTATCATCATTAATTTTAGTCAATAAGTTACGACAAAACTGTCTTGTAGAACGTATCTCATTTTCATTATTGTAATGCTTTTGCAAATGCTCAACTACCATAGCTAAGACTATCTCACTTGGATACCAACTCTGTCTAAGTTTCTTTCTTATCTCAACATCTTTTTTTTCTTGCTCAAGTTCTTTTAAGATTTCTTCTTTATTCATCTCGTATGCTTTTTCATGTATTCTAAGTGCTTGTTCATCTTCTTTATCTTCTTGATGTATCTTGAGTGCTTGATCCTCAACTAGATTAACTTGACCATGATATTCGCTTTCTGCTTTTTGGATAGCGTCTTCATCTGACATACCCTCTTGCATAAACTGTTCTACCTTATCTTCGATTTGGCTTTCGTGGAAATGTTCTCTGCTCATAATGTTCTCCAATTTACAGTTTCGCCTTTGATTGGTTTATAGGACAGATTGTTTTGCTTATCTAAGCTTATCCAACCTGATCCAACC